GGGCAGGGAGGGCGAGGGAGCAAGCAATGGGGGCGGTGGGGGTGAACTCGCGGATCGCGAGGGCGGTGACGATGAGGTTGCGCATTGGAATTCTCCTTGTGTGCGCGGTTTGTTTTTTAATCTGTGAGCTTGACTCATCAGCGGGGCTTCCCCGGACCATGCCTGGGGGTGTAACCCCCCCAGCATGGTTTCGACCTAGGTATGGTGAACCCTAGGGTTTGGTGAGCAGTTTTTTCCTTCATGCTCAGGAAGTGACCACTCTAGGGGGTCGGGCTGTTGCTTTATTAACCCAAAAGCTTAAGGGTTCGGGAACTCGGCGTTAGCCGAGAAGCGCGTGGGGTGTGCCGCCGAGCACACACACCCCACAGGTACCATCCTTCTTTGCGTCCCAGTCGAGCAGGGTCGCATGAGGCCACTGGGCGCGCCCCACCTTGGAAAGGCGGGTATGCCCAAAGTACGCATGGCCGAAACGGCCATCGTACGCCTCAGCCCAGAACGGGGTGCTCTCCGTGTGATCCACAAGCTCGATCTGAGCTTGGGTCGGAGCACCAGTCACGTACTGGGCAGGAAGGATGGGAAGGGTCTTTGCGTGAACGGCAATCCAGCCCTCGCCTCTCAGATAGAGGGGGCACGACCGAAGCCATGCCATGTCCTCATCATCAAGGAGAGAGTGGATCGCCATCCACTCCTGCCAGATCCTCTCGGCGGTCTTCCCATGAGGATCCTCACCCCACCACTGGGCCAGCTGTTGCCGGCTTGTGGCGAAGATCGGATACAGCTCATGGTTGCCGAGCACCATCTCAACGGCGTTTTTACGCGCCATCTTGACAAGCTCAGCAGAGCCACGAGCCCCACCGGGGCCGTCGAGGATATCACCTAGCAGGATGACCCTCAAATCCCCGTAATCGCGGAGGACGGCTTCCAACAGCTCTGGACGAGCGTGGATGTCTCCCACGAACACGGGACACTTCTCGGCTGCAGTAAAGTCGCAGCCTTTCACTTTTGAGGAACTCCTCCTCTTTAGGCTTGGAAGGTTCACAGTAAACGCAGCCTGTAACGTTTATGTGCGGGTGCTCATCAGCAGGGCTTCCCCGGACGCCTCACGGCGTTTCGGCCTAGGTATGGTGACCCTAGGACTTTATTTTTGAGCCGCCTAAGCGGCTAGACCAGACAACAACGACTCAGCGGGAGCGGACGACCCGGAAGGTCACCGCCACTGAACCACCCATAAACCACCCTCTGGCCTCAGAGTCGCAGGTGGCAATTTTATCTAACTTTCTATCCGCATCTTGGATAGTCCACTCCCATGAACTACCCACGCCCTTGAGGCCAAGGTCATTGAGGCGGTGATTATGCACATCCAGAAGGAACTCTGAGTTCCTATTGGCAACTGCTACGAGGAGTTTGTTGGCGAAGACCTTGGCCTCGGCTGCTGTGGGCAACCTGTAGCCATTGGCACCCTCAATTGTAAAGGCTACCTCTGCAGTCTCATCAAGCAAATAAGCTCGCTGCAACCCCTCAAGGTCGCTCAGCTTGTTGCAGAAGCGTACGCACTGAAACCACGACACGTCCCTTACACAGCGGTGAGGCGTGGGGGGCGAGAAGCGGCTGACCTTGCGAGTGGGGTTCCACCCCATCACCTCCTCGAAGAGCCCCTGGGTGACCTGGGTCTCAGAGACGAGGAGGTTGTTCACGAGGATCATCTTCACAAGATTACGCATAGGATACTCCTTTTATGCGTATTAGTAGATTCTGAATTTTAACCTGATTTCAGAGTAACAGGGTTGATTGAGGCATCAACTGTACCGCCGCATAAGTAGCGACTGGACTACGACTCAGAAAGGAGTGGCCACTTGCAATGGGTGTGACTCCCATATCCCTGCTTTTAACGAAAAGCAAACAAACGCAGGTATTTGGAGCAAAGAATGCTGATTGGACCCCGCTGGATCGTCAGAGGGCTAAGCCCTGACAACTATTACAGCTGTGATTCCACCTCACAGCAAACCTCTCACTTGAAGCGAGAGGAAGTCGTTTCGCCAGGAGTTACACCTGGCAGCGGTGCTCTTAGTTCTTCTTACGGAACTTTCGAGCGAGGTTCGCAATGATGGCAATCCCCCAAGACGCAAGCGTCCATAGGGAGACCCCCTCAGCAATCATCTCACCAATAGAAAGCCCTTCCTGGGCCACGCGCTCAACACGCGTGACCATACCAGGCTCAGGGTCAGGCGTGGGCTCGGGGGTGGGCTCAGGCTCAGGTGCGGGGATGGCCACGATGGGCCACTCCCCGCACCACTGGCGATTCTCTGGATCAAACTGATTGTGCATTGGATTCTCCTTTTTGCACGGGAGGGAGGTGAGCCCAGTCTCATACACTGCACGACACAGCTTGATAGCTGCTATGATGGTCGTGTGTGTCCTGTTGCAAAGGGCATTCTGACAAGTGAATTCTCATCAGCGGGGCTTTCCCCGGACGCCTCACGGCGTTTCGGCCTAGGTATGGTGACCCTAGGACTTTATTTTTGAGCCGCCTAAGCGGCTAGAGATCAGACAACAGCGACTCAGCGGACGCGGACGCGCCAGGCGAGCCCGAAGGCCTGCCCGTAGCGCCACCCATCCACCACGAAACCCACCGTGCACGCCTCGGCCCAACGGGCCGTCATAGGCGAGACATACATCCCGTCGACCTGCGCAGTGCCATAGTGGCGCTGGAGGGCGAGGATGATACCCAAGTCCTCATGGTCGTCGGTGCTGCCGTTGAAGTCAGGGATGTTGGCAGGGGCCGAAGCCCAACCAGAGACGCCCTCATTGCGGTTACACCACTCGATCTTGAAGACCTTGCGGAAGTTCCAGGGATTGTTGTTAATACTCTCGAGCTTGTTCTTGATCATGATGTGATCACAGAACTTTCTGTGGGGCATACCCACGGTGTGTTCAAGCTATAGGCCACAGCGGCCAGGGGCTTACTCCCCCCGGGTGGGCACGGATCTTTTGGATCGTGCCAACCACTATAAAAATAACACCCCCAAATATTTTTTATATTTTTCTAATTGCCGTCATAGGTAACAGCTTTTTCCCAAATATTTTTTATACTTTCTCGCGCTCTCTTACTCCCAAATATTTTCAATTCACCCCCGGGGTCTTTTTAGAAATTTAATTATTGATTTATGTTATTATTTATTTTAAATTTTTTATTATATATTTTCAGGAGTTATATATGGATCTTATTAAATTCTTCGGCGGCACTCATAATGAATACTTGAACTCTCTACCTCCAGAGAAAGCAGCTAGGATTGTAGCTAAGTCTAATCACTATAAGAATGGAGTTTATACTTCTTCTCCTATTATGTGTATGGGATGTAAGAAGTGTCCTTTTATTAATAAATGTCCTATACCAGAGAGAGATGTAAATGGCGCTTTAGTATTAGGAGAAGAGAGTGATTATCCTATTGGTAGAGAATGTATTATGGAGACTGTTTTTGTTGAACAAAAATTAATAGACTATATTAGTTATTTAAATGTAGACCCTAGTAATCCTGTAGAGATGAGTATTGTTAATGAATTATCTTTAATTGATTTGTATAAGAATAGATGCGTTTTGATTTTATCTAATGGAGATAAAAAAGGAGAAGGTAGAGATTTTCTTATTAGTGATGTGGTAGCTTTTAATGAGAATGGTGAGAAAGCTGAGACTACTAAGTTGCACCCTGTAGTAGATATGATTGATAAATTAGAGCGCCGCAGGGAACGCTGGTTAGAGAAGTTAGTGGAGACTAGAGAATCTAAGGCTAAGATGATGGCCAAGATTCAAGAGAATAATAACAACTCTAGAGTTCTGGAGGAAATATCTATGTTGAGGCAGGCTTTATACGAGGTTGACTCAAAGAAGTTATTACCAAAAGAGATTTTGATAGATGAAGAATAAGCATTTTACTTTTATAAATACTGGAGATACGTATAAAGAAATAGAATATGTAGTTAAGTTGCCAAATGGGCAAACGGTTACTGAGACTTTTAGATTAGCTCCAAAAGAAATTGCAGATGATACTGTATATAATTTGTATCTAAGACAAGGTAGAGAAGTACAATCTGTAACTGTATTTGATCCTAAAACTAATACTAGAACTCCAATATCTGGTTCTGCTTTTGGTAATGCAGCAGAGATATTGAAGAATTCAGTATTATTAGATATTGAAACTACAGGTAGGTTGGGTAGAGATAGTATTACACAGATTGCTGTGCACGATTATCAATCTGCTAAAACTACAATGTTTGTACCGACGTCTAATGCTTTGTTAGGTGTAGAACCTAAGTTAGGTGAGGCTGCTTATAAATCTAGAGGTTCGGTTTTAGATAGTAATCTCGGGGATGCTACTTTTAGAGAAATAAAATATAGTGATACTTTAAGACAAATGGCTTTAAGGAATCCTACAGTTTATGGAAGTTATGCAGGGGGGAATACTGACAAGCTGGTAGAAGCTATTAGAAAAGATCCGGTGTTAAAATCAGCTATTGAAGACGAGATGATTCGTACTGATAAGTTCCAAGCTGTCCAAATGGTAGAAGATGAAGCTAAGCTTATAAAAGCGAAAGTAGGAGTAGATAGTAGTGGTGAAGCTTTGAGCCAAGATGTAATTCATAAAAGAGCATTATTTAATGCTATAAATTTACAAAACGTTAGTAAGCAACAACTTATAGCTCAAGTAGAAGCAGCGGGTTATGATTCAGAAACTTATTTTGGAAAACAAGGAGAAAACTTAGAATTAAAACAGGGGTTTAGTATCAGAAAGATATTGCAGGATGAGTTACCTAAGTTATTAAGAGGTAAGGTTACTTGGATTGCTAACGCTAGCTTCGAATCAGGTGAGTTTGGCGGGCATATAGATGCTTACTCAAAAGAAGCATTTGAAGCTTTAAATGCAGATAGAGCAAGTAAAAACTTAGAAGCTATTGATGAGTCAGACTTTGTTAGAGGCTATCAGTATGGGCGCTATGAAAAAGAAATAGAAGCACTGAATGCAGGCAGAACTGAGAAGCTTCAAACAAAGAACCCATTCTTCGGAACTACTGGAGGTATTTCAGTTAGTACAGGTAAACCATTCTTCGTTACTGGAGTAGAGTTTTCAAGAGCAAGAGCATTGGCCCAAAAGAGTGGTGATTGGTCTGGGATGTATGAAGCTTTAATTAAGCATACAAAAGAAGGCGATGTAAGAGACGTATTAGATATAGCCAGAACTCAACAGTCTATGCTTATTAAACAAGGATTGATTACTAATGTTTCTAAGCCAGCAGCGCTTGGTGTAGAAGTTCAGGCTAGACTTTATTCGTATGCAGCAGCTGTGGGACGTGGTGAAAAAGATGCGTTTAAATACTTAACAGACACAAAAGAGCTTCACGCAGGCTTTGCAGATACAGCTATTTCTGAAAAGATTGTATTATCTGAAGGTTTAAAGCACTTGCAGGCCATAGACGAAGTAAGCAAAGATACAGAAGTTGGGAGAAGGTTGATAGATGAGGCGACTCAAGGTCGAGGGGCTTACTACGAAGCGCAACAATATGCAGGAGCCTTTCAAGCTTTAACTAAACGAGTTTCAGGTTCAGATGATTCTTTAATAGATGTCTTGTATAGGCAACGAGCTGGTCGTGACTTAGTAGATTTAGCAGAGCGTGGATTCTTTAATGTAAAAGAATATAAGCCTGGATTGGGGGTAGTACAGCAAGCAAGAGAAGTTGGTGGGCTTGCAGTTACAGAAGCAACACCTATAGCCGCTTCTCAAAGTACTAAGATATTTACTTTAGATAAGTTTATTGAAAATATGAGAGGGTTAGATGATTATGCCAGCGCTGATAGGGGAAGAATACTTGACGAGATAATACCAAGAATCTCAGGGCTTTTTGGTAGTAGCGGAGAGTTGCTTCCAGAGAACCGAGGCGAGCTAAGCAGGATAGGTAGCGAGTATTCAGAATCTGCAAGTAAACAGATTGAAGTATTTGAAAGAAGATTTGGTGCTGCTGGAACTTATCAAGCAGAGTTTGACGCTACTATTAAAGCTCAAGCAGTAGTTTTAAAAACTGGAAGTGGAAGAATAACTAGAGGCGCGAAATTAAATCAAAGACAGAGGAGAGGTCGTTCTTTAAGTGATTTTCTTAAAAATGCAATAAGAGTTAGCTTTGGTGAACCAGAAGCTCCAGTACCAGAAACAATACCAACCGTAACGCCGACAACAAGTCCTACTGTTATAGCGCAAGCAGAAGTGCCACTAGTACCAAGAACTAATCCAGCGCAAGCTATTTCAATGCCCGAAGCGCCAAGTATTAGAAACTTAGGAGAGATTATAAGTAGTATTCCAAAGAGAGGTTATGTCGGGCTTGTTTTAGGTTTAGCTGGTTTTGGGGCAGCTACTCCAGAAAGACAAGCTAGTAAAAGTTTGCTAACTCCTACTTATGAGCAATTCTTGAATGTTAAGGCTCAAGAGTACGGAAGCGAAGAAGCCTATAAAGCAGACTTAAATATAAAATATGGAAACACTATAGAAGGTATGTCAGAATCTGGTGTGGCTGCTTTCATGCGTAAACTGAATACAGACTTCGGTTCCCCTTACCAAGGTATGGGTTATTCTTCCTCTGTACTTGAAGATCATAATTTAAGGAGAGAGCGTCAGAATTATATTAATAGACAGTTTATGTTAAGGCACTTTTCTGAAGAAGGAGATATAGGGCTTTTCTTTAAGAAACACATAGACTCTGCTTTTAGAAAACAATATGGATTCTCTATAGAACAACCAAGCCTAGTAACTATGGGAAATCCAGTTAATCCAGAAAGGTATTCATCTCTTAAAGGTAAAAACTTAATAGAGTATAGTATTGATCCTACACAAATCACAGTAGAAGATGCAGACACTATTACTGTGAATAGAGATGGTGGAATTATTGATCCATTGAATAAATTTATGGGTACTACTGGTCAAGCTAAGTTCCGCTTAGCAGGTATAGATGCTCCAGAAACTGCTCACGAATATAGAGCTGCTCAGCCATATGCAGAAGCTGCGAAGCAGATAGCTCAAGAATTATTAGCCAACGCTAAGGAAGTGAAAGTAGTAACTGAGCCGGGAGATATGACTTATGGTCGTCAAGTAGGTGTTGTTTATGTAGATGGTAAAAACTTGAACTTAGAATTATTAAAGAGAGGCGCTGCTGCTTATCTTCCTTATAAGGGTAAAGGTAAGCAGCCTATATATGACCAAAAAGCTTTTGAAATAGCTGAAGAGCAAGCTTATGAAGCTAAGAAGGGAATGTGGTCAGAGGCTTATTTCCAAGCTTATAAAGAGATAACAAAAGTTAGTGGACAAACAGTAACCTTTAACATGTTAAATGATCCCGCTAAAGTAGTTAATAGTAGTAATATGATGAGCATGTTTGCAGAAATGAACAAAGCTCAAAGACAAGGCTATATAAATAAAGAAGAATTAGAGATTCTAGGTAAGAAGATAGGTAGTCTTGAGAAGCCATTTGCAGACGATCCTAAATTCTCAGCAATGAATCTGGAGACTTACGGACAACCTAGCAATTCTATAACAAGTGTACTTGATCAGCAAAAGTATGAGATCGGCAGACTTATGAGGACTCGAGGTTCCGATAGATTAACTGAGAAGATGAAGGTTGGAAATGTAAATCAAAACAATGTAGAGATGGCTAAGTTGATTACTTCTGATTCTGTATATGAGTCAGAAATGAATCAAAAGTCTACAGAAGCTAAAATAAGAGAAATTGAATCTTTTAAAAGAAAACAAACAATGGCGGCTATGCAGCAAAGCGCATTGCGTAATCAATTTAACTCTCCAATTGGCCATCATAGGATGTAATTATGGATATGATATCTTTACTTGAGAATGGAGCTGCTGTTGCAGAAGGTACTGGAGCGGCAATGCTTACTAGAAAGATGCTTGGAGAGCGAGCTCTATCTGGCGCTTTTTATGCGGTAGGTGCTGAAAAAATTGTTGGAAACTTAGGTTTTGGCGCTGTATTTAGTGATCAAAATTTTTCCAATTTATCTAGACAAGCGAAGTTTGGTGTTACAAATATAATGCCGTCAAATGGCACCGGATTATTTAGTAACCCTTTAAAATTTGAAGCTAATTTGCCAGGAAATTACTCTACGGCAGTAGGCTCTAATTTAATTCCTGGAGGAATTATTCAGGGTAGCAAACTAAGCGTAGCGCTTCCTTTAGCATTATCTGCTGTCTTTGGAATTCAAGCTGTTGCAGAAGAAGGCGTACAAGGGCTTCCGGGATATTTAGTAAGAGATGCTTTCGCAAACTATTCTGCAATGAATGCGACTGTAGTTGGTGGAGATATTATTGATAGAGCAAAAGCTGATAAGTTTTTAAAAGTTAATACTGGAACAGCTATGTCTTATCAATATGCAGCTGGTTTAACTGGACCGTATGCAAGAATGCCTTTGCTTGCTAGAGCATCGAGTATAATGGTTGCTCATACAGCAGCAAGTATTGGCGCTACTGCTGGATCGGCTTTTTTGAGTGGCGCTGCTTCAGTAGTAAATAACTATGTAGGAATGGAAATTTTAAATGAAAATATAACTGGAATGTTCGGTTATATTTTTGGTGCTGCTGGGGGTGCTGCGGTAGGTGCAAATATTGGTTCAAGCTTAGCAGGTTTAGCAATAGCGGGTGCGGGAATTTATGCAATGAAAGAAGTAGTTTCGAGCACTTATGCAATGGTGGAAGGTGGATTCGCTAGGGCTCAAAGAAATAAGGGTTTAAATTATGCAGGAGATACTGCTGCATTCTTTACTCAGAATGCAGTAACAATGAGAGAGCGCGCACTACAAGCAATGAATAAGTCTCATATGAATGCAAGAAGTGCTTTTGGTCAAGAAGCTAATATAGTACATATGAATAGAGATATGTTTAGCCACTATAAGAGATACTAATATGCACCCAAAGATTAGAGCTTTAATTCAAGAAGAACTTTACACTGTAAATGAGTATGGAGTTGAGCATCAAAATCCAGATGCAAAAGCTTCTGAAGAAATATTGGATTACTTTAAAGATAAGATAAATATGGATACAACTAGAGGTTGTATCAATTGCCAGATTAGGCAACATTATAAATATGGCGAAAATACTATTAAATGTAATTTTGTTGCTAGGAAATTGCCTGATGGGGCTGCTTCTAAGATAGAAGAGCTGTCTGAAAAAACAGGCATGACTCAAGAGCACGCCACTAAGTTGCTAAAAGCTTCTATCGATCCTGTTACTTGGTGCGAGCTCATGTTTGGTTTTAGCGATGAAGACTCTAAGTGGTTTATTAGAAGCTATCAGAAAGAGCAAATAAGGTGCACTAGTAAGCGTATTGCTATACTTGAAGGGCGTCGTGCAGGTAAGAGCTTTGCCATGGCTCTAAAGCTTATTTATTACGCGTTTAACATGAAGCTAGATAGAGGTCGTGACTCGCAAGGTAATATTGTTTATCTTGGGCCTTCTATAATGGTAGTTACTCCTTATCAGGCTCAGCTAACTAACATCTTTGAAGAAATGGAAAAGCTTCTAAAAAGAAATGTAGAGCTTAGACAAGAAGTAATTTCTGGTACTGGAGACAGTTTATATATTAAGACTCCTACATTTAAGATGGAGTTTAAGAATGGCGGTTTAATTCAAGGATTCGTATCAGGTATAGGTGTAAGGCAAGATGGTTCTGGTGGTGGTACTATGCGTGGTTTCTCTGCGAATGTAGTTTATCTAGACGAGATGGATATGATTCCAGAAGAAGTATTAACTAAGGTGATTAACCCTATACTTGCTACTACTCCAGATACGATATTAATTGCCACCTCTACGCCTATCGGAGAGAAAGGCAAGTTTCACGAGTGGACTCAAAAGCGTTCTGATTTCAAATCAGATCATTTACCTACTTCTATCTTGCCTTTCTGGGAGCAGATCAAAGCTGATATTATAAGAGATTCTACACCTGAGTCTTTTATGTCAGAATATATGGCTGTATTTACTGATGATGAGAAAGGTGTTTTCAAGAAGAATTGGATAAACCATGCAAGGCTAGATTACAGCTATGATGATGCTGCAGAGTTAAATGTTCTGCAAAAGAAGTTAGGGCTGCGCTCTGTTAACGACTGTATCAAGGCTATAGGTATAGACTGGAATAAAAACGCAGGTACTGAGTTTTATGTTGTTGGATATTTTCCACAAGATAAAGTTTGGATTGGCTTAGATGCTGTAAACGTTCCATCTTCTGAGTTCTCTGCTAAGAGATGGATTAAAGAGTTAATGAATCTCAATTATAAATGGCGGCCAGATTATATATATGCTGACGAGGGCTATGGGCATACTATTATAGAAGATATTAAATGGGAGTCTTATGCTCTTAGAAGCAAGCAGAACAAAACTCCTATGGAGGAAGAAGCTGTTAAGATCTACGATAGATTAAAAGCTTTTAACTTCTCATCGAATGTAATTCTAAAAGATCCTGTAACTAACGAAGATATAAAGAAAACAGGGAAACATTTCTTAGTAGAGAACGCTACTAGAATTTTACAAGAGAATTTGTTTAAATATCCTGTAACTGACAAGACATTAACAGACCAGTTCTTTAATTATGTAATAGAGAAATATAACGCCCAAAATAATAAGCCTATATATGGTAAGCAAAACGAACTTGTAGGAGACCACAGGCTTGACGCATTTATGTTAGCTTTAGGAGCCTTAGTACTAGAAGAATCAGTTTACTCAGGTAAGCATATGTTTCCTTCAGTACCTACATTTCATAAGTTAGAGGCTATTAATAAACTAGCAAAGCAAGATGAAGCCTCCGCTTTATTTGATAAGAATAAAAAAGAAGGCGTTCCTGGTTTATATCACTTATTAGAGATTAGTAGACAAAACGTAGAAAAAGATCCTGAAAAATCCAAAAGCATTATATTAGATGGAATCAATAAGTATCATAATACTAGTAGAGGAATGACTCCTATAAGTGAAATTCAACACGCACAAAAAAGAGGCCATTTTGGAAAACGCGCTTCTAGAAGTTGGAAATAACACATGAGTATAGCAAAACTTTTAGCTAAAATGAGTGGAGCTAAAGCTGCAATAGAATCTGGTTACAATGCTGTAACTTCAATAACTCCAGATGTTATTGGTAATGCTGTTCTTGGATCAGGTGCAGCAATAAGAGCGGGTAGCGAAAATGTTACAAGAGCTATGGATGATTTCACAAGTGTAATGGGTGGAAGATTGATTTCGGGATTAAGTGATGCGCAACAAAATGCAACTAATGCGGCACTTAAAAATAGTCTTGGGAGTGGGTACGATGCGACAAATCTCAGATCTGAACTAAATACTGCTGCAGGAAGAGATTTATCTGATGTTGAATTTGCAAATATTACTAAAGCTAGAGATAATTTTTTAGCTTCTCAAAAAGAAGGGAATTACGGGACTCTTGGTTCTTTCGAAGATATGGCAAGAAATCTTAATGAGACTGGAGAGTTATTTTCAGGATACAGTAGAGCTGGTCAAACAAGAGCAACTTCACCATTAACTAATCTTTTTAGTTTAGAAGATAAAACTTTAGGCCAAGAAGTAGGGATGTTAGCTACTGCTGGGGCTTTAGGTGGATTAGTTAACTACGCAGCAGGAGGAGAGTTTGAATCTGGTGCTGGAGTTGGAGCTTTAGCTGCAGTAGGATTAAGAGGAGCGGGAAGGATGGTTCAGCAATCAATGGGAGATATTGAAGTAGGAATGATGAAAAAGCTTATGGGAGAAGACGCTTATGGTGCTTTAGTTAATAAACCAGCAGTTGCAGCACAAGCAGAATTAAGAGAAATAAAACTTGGAGAGCTTGATGGAAAGACAATTGGAGAAATTAGAACTGGCGAATACGGAGAATTACATGCAGGAGGAGATATAAACCAACCGAAACTTAAAGATTATTTTGCTGGATCCGATGATAGTTTATCACTCTCCGTTAAAGCAGGTAATGAAGACCTAGTACTTCAACAGCATAGATCTGCAGTGCTGGGACAAGCAGCCGAATCAGTGAGAACTCAAGCTTTAAATGCAATTGGAAAAATGACACCAGATGAAGTAAAAGGGAGAGGTATCGGAGCAAGTTATGCGCAAAAAATGTTGACTAGTAAAGATAAAGGTAATATGGGAACAAATATGAGAATAATGACCGTATCTGGTGCGGCGTTAGCTGGAGTTCCATTTACTGGTAGAAGAAATGACCATAGTAGTGGGTTTAATAAAAACAGAGGAAACAAGATATGAGCTTAGTTATTTTGAATTCAGAACTAGAGCCATTAACTGAATTAATGAGTTCTCATAATGGTTTTACTGGCGGCGCTCATGAAGAGAAAATCTATATAAGAAATTACTCTTCTGAGTTCTACTATACGAATCTTAAAATTAAACCTGAGATGCCTGAGCTTATTGAAGGAGATTTATTCTCAAGCACAGGCTGGTCAGTTAAGCTAAGATACGGCGAGGAGCAGCCTACTGATAAAGAGTGGGGAGAAGTTTTAATTAATTCGGCTTGTGATTTACCAGGGCTAGGTAATAACTTAGTAGCTAATACAGAGACAGCTATACCTATATGGGTAAGGATATATTGCCCTGGACATGAAAGCCCCAAAGTTAAAAACGATATAAACCTTAAACTAACTTTTGTTAAAAGAGTTATAGGTGATATTTAATGAGTAAATTCTTTGATGATCTTTATTTAAATAAATTAAATAGAGAAAATAGAAATCTATTCAAAAGCATCTCTTCTTCTAAAGAAGAAATGCAAAGTGTAAAAGATTCTATTGAAGAAAATATTGAATATACTGATTTAGAATTAGCTTTATTATTAAAGAAAGCTAGAGAGAACCCTAGTATTGCTTTTACCAAGGCGGAGGTAAATGCAGTTAAAAAGAAATTAGAGTCTTTGAAAAAAGAAGCTGTTGATATAATTAATCAGCTGAAGAATAAAAAAGATGAAATTGATAACTTAGCAACAAAGTCTCCACATAAGTATACTCACGACATTAGTAAAAACACTGCGCTAAAAAGACATGCTAATGCAGTTTTTGGTGGTAATAAAACTAGTATCACTTATGAAGACTACATAATGCTTTTAGAAATGCGAAAAGAAATTCAGTATAAAGAAGCAAACGATCTTATCTCGGAGCTTTATAAATAATGTTAAAGAATCTTTTAAATAGAGAAGATAATGATTATGAAAAAGATGATAATGAACTAGAAGAATTATATGAAAGATTATATAAAAAGATTGCTAGAGACTTTGTGCACAGGAATGATTTAAGAGAATCACTAGTACAAACCTTCTTACTCTTTAAAGCATTAGGGATACCTATAGATGAGACTAGCATTGATACCTTCTCAGAAGAAGCTATCAATCAAGCAATAGAGTATAAAGAGAATCTAAGTAAGCCTAGAAATAAACGCAATAAATACAAAGATGTGGGCCAATGAACGAAGATCTATTGTTAATTGATATTGATCAGCTAATTAGAGCTTATGAAGAAGGCTTGATTAAGTCTTTAAGTAACTCTTCATTAGATGAAATTGATATTAACTCATCTATTAGTTATTTGCCTGTACTTATAGAATTACAAAGAGGATTGAGCGCGGCAGTAGTTGCTAGTAACAATACTCTAGAAAACTTAGTTCAACCTTTAGCTGAAATAAAAAACGAAGTAGACAATAAAAAAGAAAAAACATTTAAAGAGATATTTATTAACAATAGCTATGCTGATTGCTCAATCACAGACATAGATGGCAAGCGTCAAGAAGAAGTAGATTTTTTTGTTAATGAAGAAAGATCTAAATCAGATTTTAATTTATTTAATGATAAGCCAGCAGAAGTATTTTATAAGAAAAGATTTACTAATGGTGTTAATGCAAATGCAGGTTTAAAAGTAAGTAAGACTTTAGATACTTGGTTGTTTGGTGAAGATGGAAAAGTATTTGGAAATCAAAACTTTGGCTTAGAGAAATGTTTCAATTGTTTTATTGATATCAAGCTAGAGTTCATATCTCCAGCATTAGAGTTTTTATTTGATCTTGGGAAGATGATTAATAAAATCAAAGATCTTCTTAAGCAAATAGATTTAGATATGAATCCTCTTGAGCTAATGAAATACGTTTGTAACTTTGCAATTTCTTTTGGAGAGAATTTGCTTTGTCCAGCAAACTTAAAAGGCTTGAACCTACTGTTACCGACACTATTTATTAAATACTCTGCAGATCTATTAAAGTTTAGATTAGATCCTAGCATAGTACTTGGACCTATTATTAAAACAATAGTAGGTAGTCTTGTTTCTTTTGTAGAGAATATTCCTAGATTAATATTCCCCTTTATTGATTGTATAAGAAACGCCGTATCTACAACGCTTCAAGCGTTGGCTTCTCTTTATAGAAGTCAACTGAAGATACTAGAAGAAGGCACTAAGCTAATTAATAAGATTACAGATGCAGGTTATAAAGCATTCTTAGCTGGTAGAAGATTATTTGAGACCTTAGGAGTAGTAGATTCCTATGAGTCTGAATTGAAATCTTTAGATGCAAAAATCTATGAAGCTCTTAAGGAATTAATAACTGCTACGAACGATTATAATTTCTTAAAAGATTATACGGAGAACCAAAAGGTTGAAGTAGATAATCAATGGGTCAAACTTTTAGTTGATTTTATTATTTGGGTAAAAGACCTTATTGACAGGAATATATATGCTGGACAGTCAGGAGAGCAAGTAGTCGGACGTATTGGGAGAAGCGAAGTAGGCTTGTTAAATTACATGAGTAGTAGTGAATTTTTAGACATGGCTTCAAACCCAACGCCTGCTGTTAACGTAGCAACAGTGCTTAATAGTTTAAGCTATGATGAGTTGAAGTATATTAGCTTTGAGAATTTTAAATTATTATTTCTAAGCTGGTTAGCTGAACAGAGTGGAGAGACTCTCAATACTATCTTGAATGCAGGACTTCCTCCAGCGGAGATAGAGAGAGAGCTGAATGATTTAGAAGTAATGTATAGCGCTAGAGAAGCTGCAGCAAAGAGAGTGTATGATGCTGAGAAAAGATTACATGAATTAGCTGGAAGAGAATCTGAATTAATAGAAACTCTTAGCGACCCAGTAGTTCAGAATAAAGCTAAAATAGAGTTAGTTGCTGAAGATACAGTCAGAAAAGTTCCTGACTATGATGCTTATAAGCAAGGAGCGATAGCTATAGCTGAAAAGGACGCACTTTATTTAGCATATGTAAGGCAGGCTGGCTTAGTTACAGATTCAACAGCAAAGCAATCTTTATTAGATCTGGCAGAGAAGAGAAAGAAACAAGTTATCTCCGAACAGATGAAGATAAAAGTTAGACCAATGATTTATAGAAGTACAGTTAAGAAGGCAGATTTAAGACTAAGTGTAAACCCAAGAGATTATGGTGATAGAGGACAGGCGGCTTCTATACTTGGCACTGCTCAGAACGCAGCAAATCAAACGCCTAGAACTGTAGATAGAGACTTTATGATGGGTGAGCGTGTTTATGGAGGCCCACTAATAGACGAGTATTATCGTAGAGAACGCCTAGGACTAAATAGAAATCCTGCTAACTTAAATCTTCAAAGCACTGCTGAAGGTGATCGCTGGAATCTTGCTGATTTCTTACTAGGTAAATATGGCTTAGATATCTCTTCTAATTACGTAGAAGGAGATTATAAAATCTTTGGAGGTCAGAAGAGTAGTGATATTATCGCAGCTTTAAGAAAGTCAGACGCTCAAGTAACTCAGTTTTTTAGTAACATAGAGAAAGTAGTAGTTACTAAGCTTGATGAATTAAAGAACTATATACAATCTCAGGTAAATAACATCATTGCTACATTTAAAGGCTTCGAAGCTTTCTTGGGAGAGTTCGCTAATCTTGAGATCTCTTTGCTTGGAGAAATAAAGAATCTCTTGCATCTAATTAGATTATTAAGAGCTGTTTGGGAATTAATAACTAATGGGCTTTCGAATTGTAAAAAGATTAAAGAAAACCAAGAAGTATTTAAATCTATTATTGAGAAAACAAAGCCTGGTACTGAAGTTAAATTGAATCAATCAAAAGACACACTATCTTTTGATAATTCAAATGGCTCTGTATTTACTTTAAATCCGGATGAAGTAGCTATTATAGATGCTAATAACTTAATTAAGATAGATTTAAACGATTGCCAGGATGTAGCTAATCACCTGGTAGTTAATGATACGAATCTAGATTCAATTTATGAGGGGATATTGAATGGCATCTATACGTCGAATTAGTAATACATTTGAAAACATTCAAAGTATAGGAGCCCAAATAAACCCTTATAGTCCAGGGAATGTAAAAACATATATGGAGAAATTAACCCCTGCTGCAACAGGTCTAGTAGGGCAAGTAAGCGAGTGGAAAGAAAGAGGTAGGGAGATAGATAGAATCTATAGAGCAGATCAAGAAGAGAGACTTAATGGTATTATGACTGCCAATGAAATGGCAAATGTAGAGCGCTTTGTAGAAGAAGCTTATTTCCGATTAGATGATGAATATAAAAATAAAAAAGCAAAAGAGTTAGCAGAAAGAGCTAGAGTTCTTTACGTGACAGAACAGATTCCTAAAGTAGAAACTATTACTGAAATAAAAGTAGACAATTTAGTCGGCGGAGATAGGAAACCGCTACAACCTATTAAGACTAACGTTACTGTTATAGTTTTAAAGGTTCCAAAAAGCCAATCAGATTCAGCAAAAGCTTGGTTTGAAAACTTAATTTCAGTACTTACTAGAGATAAGATATTTGGAATAAATAATAGTAGTGAAATAAAAAATATTTTAGGAACTGTAAAACCAAATGAAGAAGTAAGGGTTTACATAGAGAAAGAATATTCAGCAATACACTGGAAGACTATTAAGAAAGAGTCACCAGAAGATATTATTATTAATAATTTTAACTATGACTCTTTGACTTGGAATGATTACCCTTTATTTCAAAATATAGAAAACGAAATCTTCTTAAGAGAAAAAGAAGAAGAAGTATCTATTGATTTTATAAACTTAGATGCAATCTCAGAAGTAAATGAGAGGCAGCTAAATTATCCATTAAACTTCTACAAAGAGGAGTCAGAAGAAAATAAACCAAACTCAGAGTACTGGCCAAAAGCTAGTAAGCTTAATAATGATCCAGATAGTGAGTTTGTTTTGTTCAATCCCAACTCACCTTTTTATGATTTAAACTTTAGTAATTTCTTAAAAGAGGATCAAGGCAACTTTGTTATAGATAACTTCTTTAATAAATTAAAAGCTTTAGACTTAATCAATTTATTAAAAAACATAAATAACTTTTATAAAATAGAAGGTAATAATTTTGTTATTGGTAATTTTTCTCCACAAAGTTTATTAAATTCAGCAATTCCTTTTATAAAATATAAATTAGCTAAAAAGCTACAAAATGTTCTTAAACAAGAAACACCAAGAACAAGTTTAAAATTAGAAAAAGGTATATTTAAAAAACTTGAAGAAGAAAATTTGATTACTAATGAGGAATCTAGAGTTAGGGTCTTTTATATAAAAGATGAAGAAGCTGGAGAGTTAATTCCAAACTCTAGAACTGTGATGGATGATTATTTAAAAAAGCATTCAATATCATTTAAACAAATATCTTTAAGCGATGGAGTAGTAACATTACCACTTGAAGGATTAAGGCATTTCTTCGTATCAGCTTTCTTTGGTTATTCTCTAGACAGTTTTATTTTAAAAAGATTTAAGAATAAAGATTTCTTTTTAAAGTATTATTACAATTATGTTTTGGATGATTATGAAAACCAAATTTCAAATAAATACGAAGTAGATTTTAAATTACCTAGAAATTTAATAATAAAAACAAGAGAAGATTCTACTGATAGTGATCCAATAGAAGACAATGTAGCAGCAAGAGTAAAAAGGGGACAAGACGAAGAATCAGTAATAGAGGTTCAATTTAACAATAAGAATGAGAATTGGTTAGATTCTGATTTCCACTGTATAGGCTACATTACAAATAGAGAATTTGAAGATACTCAGCTATATACTGAGAAAATAATTACTGACAGAATTAATCCGAGTCAGTTTGTAATGCAATTCGAACAAATAGATTCATATAATGAGAACTATCAATTCACATTCAATAAGCTTTTCTCTACGCTGTTTCATGAGCATATACATGTTTTGCAATCTATGGGTACGAACTTCTTTGTGAGAAATAGGAACTTTCCAGACAAAGAAGCTTTATTTGAAGATTCAGAATCAATAGATCATGCATTACTTACTAGTAAAAGCCTAACTAGTTTAGATGCTGATCAATATCGTTTTTTCTATTTAGCTAGATGGATATTAACATTATTAGATTACGAAGATATTGCTACTTTTTATGAGTCTGGGGTTTTTACTGGAGGTAAAAATTACAAAGAGCATATTGAATTTTATGAGTTAAAACCTCAAATAAATATTGCAGACGAAGTAGACTATCCAACATTTATAAATAATTTTGTTTTAGAGCTTTATGACTTTTATAAAAATTATAAAGGTATTTTCTTTGCAGAAGGAAGTTCTTACATTGGGGCTTTTCTACAATCACTGCTTGTAGAGAAAGCTTTTACTGTAGGTAGCTTACGAGTAATAACTGAAGGTTTGGCTAGTTATTTAACTGAAGTTGTATTTAGAGAGAAGAATCAGTCTTTTAAACTAGACATACTAGACAATGCATCTCATTTGTATTTCTTAGTAAGCAACAGAAAGTATGCAAATTACATTAGGATTATTAAAAGATTGGATACTTTAGCATCTATTGAACTTAATGTTAATTTTAAAAATATAATTGATATATTTTCAGATATAAATTTTAGTAGTTATATAAAAGATGATTTCTTTAAAAAAGAAGAAGTTATAGACGACGGCATAAGACATAAAAATATTTTTTATATTTATAGTGAAATACCTGCTTTTAAAGTAGTATTTAGTAATAATGATAGATTTAATTTGTTTTATGATGAAGAAATGACAAATAACACTGCAAATAACTTCAGAATTACTTATAAATCTGTAAGTCCTACACCAAGTATACAGAGAGCAGCCAATCCACCAACTGATCAACCTAGAAGAAATCAAACTCAAATACAAAGAGAAGATCCAAGAATACTTGAAACTATATTGCAAACTCAAAGATTAGGTGGAGAGTTAAATCAATTAAATGATCAAGTATCTAGGGATGGTAATCAAGTTAGGCAAGAAACATCAGAAGCTATCAATGGGGGAACTAGATGAACAATTTATTAATTAGTGAAGCTTTAAAGGTTCTATCAGATAGTAGAGAGATTATACTCCAGGATAGAAACAAGCCTATTAATGCAGAAAGAATCTCTGGGGTGCGCGTCAAGCGAATCAATGCTAGGTCTATGCCTTATGCAGATAGACATAGAGGTAATTGGTTCAAGCCTGAGTACGACTTAACTGAAATTCAAATAGCTCAAGATACTGATGCTTTCTTGTTCAAAGCTATTCAAAAGAAAGTACAGCGCTTTGTTTTAGCAGGTTGGGAGTTCGTAGGTAATGACAGAGAGACTGTTGATTATATTAAGCGCAGGATTAAAGAGATCGAGTTGGTCTCTGGTCAGCCCTTTGATTTATTGATGTCTGATTTGGCCCACGATCTCATTAGATACTCTAACTGTGCCTGGGTAAAGGTGCGTAGTAAAGATGCATCTACAGGCAAAATTAGACAGCTAGATGGGGCTGCTTTAGATCCAGTTGCAGGTTACTATATTCTGCCATTTGAGAATCTTTGGTTTAAGATTAAGAGGAATGGCGAGATCAAGAAAGTAATGCAAGAGCAACCTAATACTGGTGAGTGGAAAGAGTTCTCTCCTGAAGATGTTATTCACTTCTATACTAATAGAAAACCTGGGTTCACTATGGGGACTCCAGAGATACTTCCAGTACTAGAAGATTTAGCTTTGCTTAGAAGGATGGAAGAGTCTATTGAGAATATGATTGATAGTAACTTGCATCCTTTGTTTCATTACAAGGTTGGTAACGATAATATGCCTGAGCGTTATAGTCCTGATGGTATTAAGGAGTCTGACTTAGTTAAGCAGACAATCGAGTATATGCCTTCTGGAGGCGTATTTGTATCTGACCATAGACATAATATTGAAGTAGTAGGTGCACAGGGTAAAGCATTAGATATCAAAGATTACTTAGATTACTTTAAGAAGAGAGTTTATGCAGGGCTTGGAGTATCGCCTATAGATATGGGCGAAGGTGATATGGCTAATAGAAGCACTGCAAATACTTTATCTAAGATAGCAACTCAAGATGTAGAAGCTTTACAGAAGAATGTTAAGACTTTTATTGAGACTTACGTGGTTAATGAGCTTTTGCTAGAAGGCGGTTATGATGATGCTTTAACCAATCCAGAGAAGATGGTTTATATTAGATTTGGTACTGTAGATAAAGAAGAGCGCGCTAAAGATGAGAACCAGACTATTCAGCTTTGGCTTAACAATCTCATTGGTGAGAAAGAAGCTCGTAAGCGTTTAGGAGAACAACCAGTAGAGGATGCAGATAGAGACTTAACTTACTTTAAGCTTTATCAGGAGCCATTAGCTTTATTAAAAACTATGGGCGCATTCACAGCAAGCTCACAAGCCTTAGCAGAATCACCAACCTCAGCTATTACTAAGGAAGGTGTTGCTAAAGAAGAGGCTCAAGCAATGAATGTTTCTAGAGAGACTAGAGGAGCTAAACCTGGAGAGCCTCAAGGGGCTAGGAACTTATCTAATAATAGATCAAGACCTGCTAATCAAAATGGAGAGAGATTAGCTCCAAAATATAACTCAGATGTTGAATCTTTATTTAAAGAAATTGAATCTGGAAAAAATATACTTGATCTTTTGCATAATCTTGAAATAAATAAATAAATAATTTATTTTAAATACAAAAGAGGTTAATTCATGTCTAAAATTATTAAATATAATGATTACATTCAAATCAATCCAGATGAACGAATTTTAACTTTAGATAAAGAGCAGAAGATTGTCTTAACGGATTCTCTTCTTACTAGAGCTTATACTCAAGGAAAAGGTTTGCTTGTAACTTATGATCTCTCTCATTCAGGTAGAAAGATCAATAACAGAGTTTATTCTACTCAAGGACAACAGAGAGGTATTGACTCTCTTACTAACCCCTATCCAAAGCCAATCTTAAAGAACCATGATCAACATAGCGAGCCTGTAGGTCGTTTTGTATCTGGTGTTTGGCAAGAGACTACTGACGGGTTAGAGCAGTTCTTTAGTAGCCAAGATTCTTTTGTTGATTTTAGGAACGCTTTTATTGAAGACAATCCTAAGAGGATCTATCAGTCTTTAAAGAAGAATAACCTTTTAAATGATAAGAAGTGGCCCGGCTTAGGTCGCATGAGAGTGCAGGCAAATATCACAGATGAAGACGCGATTAAAAAGTTTCTTGATGGTCGCTATCTTACTTTTAGCGCAGGCAGCACTACTAACCGCCACGTATGCTCTATTTGTGACAACGACTGGGCTACAGACGGAATTTGTGAGCATAGACATGGCGAACAATACGATGGAGAAACCTGTGTATTCATTACAGGAGACTTCATTGTTCTTGAGGGTAGTATTGTTAATACCCCTGCTGATGATCTATCACAAGTCCTAGCAATGGAAATCACAGACTCTCTTGATAATACTCAAGATACCAAGAGAGATAATCTACAAGAAATCATTCTAACCGATTCACTATTTGATACAGGAGATCAAAATGGCTTACAAGCAAACCAAGAACGCACCCATGATGCCACCAAAGAAGAAGAAAGCTCCAGCGAAGAAAAAGAAGATGAAGTAAAGTATGACCACTCTATGGCTCTGAGTGATCAAAACATGATGGAGCTCCATGAGAATGGAGAGACATATGTTCAACAAAGCTCAGGCAAAGAGAGAATGGTTATTAAAGTAACTTACTCTGGAAGCATGGAAAAAGATTTTCTGGAGACGGAAGAGATTTTTTCCTTGACAGGGCTGATCGAAGATGAGAAAACCTTTAAAGTCCCCGCCGGGGCAAAAGGGAATGCTCAACAGGTACTCGACTGGAAAGCTAAGTACGGCTCCGAAGTTAAGGGAATGACGCCGGTTGGCTGGGCCCGAGCCAGACAACTGGCTAGCAAAGCTGAGATTGGCTTGTCGACAGTTAAACGCATGGCAGCGTTTAACAGGCACAGGAAGAACGCTGTAGTCGCTCCTGAGTACAAGAGTGAGCCTTGGAAGGATAGAGGCTACGTAGCTTGGCTCGGCTGGGGAGGAACTACCGGAGTTGACTGGGCAATCAAGATCAGCGCCGCAAATGACTCAGCCCAAACTGAGTCATTAAGCCAAGACGCTTCTCGCTCCTCCCCTGAAGGGAAAGGAGCTAAGACTCCAGCTAAGCCCTCCGAGAGAATCAAAGGCTCTAAGGTTAATGCTGAAGGCTCTGCTTCTAAAGCTTCTGGAAAGATCGAAGTTGGCTCTGTGCTTAACTCTCTGAAAGAGAAAGCTAAAGCTCACAATGAAAAGCATGGCAGTGAGAAAGGCAAGAAGGTTTCTCTCGGTATGCTCAAGGCTGTATATCGTAGAGGAGCCGGCGCATTCTCAAGTACACATAGACCTGGAATGTCTCGTTCTGGTTGGGGTGTAGCTAGAGTAAATGCGTTCTTGAAGCTAGTAGCTAGTGGAAGACCATCTAACCCTAAATACACCGTAGATAATGATCTATTACCAGCAGGGCATCCTAAAAAGAGTTCTGCGAAGAAGGAGAAGAACATGGATAACGAAGAGCTAGATATTCAAGTAGAAGGTAATGAGGATCTTCTTGAAGTAGCTGATGAGCCTACAGAGGCTCAGCAAGCTCAATTCGATGAAGCTCCTGATATGGAAGATTCTGAAGTTGTTGTCGATGATGATATCGATTGGGAAATTCTTGATCTTGCATTACAAGCCTTAACAATTGAGATGGATGCAATGCTCTCGGCAGAGAAGCGCAACTCATTACCTGAGTCTTCCTTCTGCGGACCCAACAGAAGCTTCCCCATCCCTGATTGCGCACATGTAACTGCAGCTAAGCGTTTGATTGGCAGAGCTAAGGCTTCTGATGCAACCAAAGCTAAGATCATGGCTTGCGTAAATAAGAAGGCTTCTAGAATGAGCTGTGAGTCTTCTGAGAGTAAGGATTCACTTGATGTTCGTTTCGAAGAATTGCAAGCTAAGTATGATAATCTTGCAAATCAATTCAAAGAACTGCTAAATCATCTTGTTAAGGCTTCTGATAATAAAACAGAAGAAAAAATTGATATTGTAGATAATAATATTGTAAATGAACTTGAAATTAACAATAATCCTGTATCTAATAATATTCTTGACAAAAAAGTAGAGAATCCTTCTAATCATGCACAAGAAGAAAAAGTAGTTACTGAAGATACAACTGTTATTACAACTAAGAGCCTAGATGATAATCTGGGAGCTTATGAGAAAAAAGTTCTAGATACTTATAGAAATATCCTAAATAAAGATGGTGAAGAGTTCGCAGACAATTGGTTCTCAACTCAAGCCAAATACCTACCCCGTGGCTTTAATCCTAAGAATTTTTAATAGAAAAAAGATTTAATCTTTTAGGAGAATAAATATGGCTATTAGTCGCTTCCAGAGTCGTTTCAAGACCCGTACTGATCTAATGGATCACTTAACACCCAATAACGTCGTGCAGATGAACGCTTCAGTTCCTCACGGCGAGTGGAAGCCTGCTGCTTGGCTTCCCGTACTTTGGCAGAATGAGCGTAGCAAGGATTACTTTGTTATGTCTTCTGGCAAGGTTGTAAGCCTTGACGGCGCTGGCAGAGTTGTTCCTTCAGGGCTTCTCCGTCGTTGCCTTGATGCTGGCGCACTTGCGGACACAATTCTTGAGTATACTGCTAACGATGTTGCTGCTCGCGTAATTGATATTCGTACTGGCGCATTCGTTACAGCTGCTGACACTGTAAGCCTTGAGGACTTTGCAACTGCAGTGAAGGCTTCTGGTTGGGCAGGTACTTCTTTTGATGAGGCTGCTGATGATCTTGCTGGCGCAAAGGCAATTGCTCGCGCATTCATTTCTGCTCCTGTAGGTATCCTTGCCTATGACGTATTTGTCTGGGCTGGTGACGATCCTGCAAACCTTCACTTCACCAACTATCAGAAGCAGCATCTAATTCAGTTCTTCACTGATATCCAGATGAAGGCTGCTCACGTTTGTGCTGAGGAAGCTACTACTGTACTTGTTGGCGCAGCAACACTTCTTACCTCAGCGGAGCTCTCAGCAATGCCTCGCTATGCTGGACTCATTGCTTCTGGCGACAATGTTGTTGGTTATGATCTCAGACTTGGCAAGGTCGCTTCACACACTTCACGCACCCCTGTGACTGTGAGCGGAATGGCTTCTACTCGTCATCGTGCAGATGTTAGTTTACTTGCTAAGCTTGGCGATTGGACTCTTGATGCTGACGCTGGAATCATTCTCCTTTGGGAGCAAGGTGGCAATGGGCTTCCTACTGGACTCACTGGCTTCTCAGTGTTTGATTATACCCTTGCAGCTTCTTCTCAGGAGCGTATGGTGATGTTCGTTGGCGATGGTCGTCCTGGCGATTTCGTAAGCTTCGACGCGATGAGCAACTTCGTAGTTGCTAGCGATGAGGATCATGCTGATCACCTCGTAGTGGGTCGTCTGCTTGCAATGTTCAAGGAGCCTCGTGGTCACCTTGAGCGCGTTCGTACTGGTTGGGATGGCGATGAGTTCGATGCTACTGCCAAGATGCCTGGTAGCGCAACTGGTGGCTTCTCTGACCTCATCACTTTCCCTGCTCACTTTGGTGAGACCGTTGCTGACGAGATCGCTGTCATCAACGTCAAGCTCCAATAATATATTAGAATTATACAAAAAGGATTAATATAATATGGCTACATTAAAGCTAACTGACGGCATGGAGCTTCAGCTTCCTAGTTCACGCAAGGCTGCTGCTCGTTATCTCGCAGACATGATTCGTAATCGCGGTGAGCTTCCTGACTCAGAGCAATCTGTAAGTTGGGAGTCTTTTGCGAATACCATCTCTCCCAAGAATCGTGATGCAATCTCTTCTTCAGAGATTACTCCTTTCCTTCAGGAGTCAATGGAGATCCTTATTCGTGAGCCCGTAGAGCCTATGCTCACCATCACACCCCTCTTTACTCGCGTAGCTGCTAAGGGTCTCAATACTCAGATCCTTGCTGGCGCAATGGGCGCTGTTTACGCTGGCGACGTGCAAGAGTCTGGTACTTACCCTGAGGTAAGCTTCCAGATGGGTGGCGCTGTAAGCACTGCTTATATCGGTAAGAGCGGTATCGCTGCAAGCTTCACCGATGAGGCTCTCCGTTACAGCACTTTCGATATCATGGCCAAGAACCTCGAGCTCATGGGCGCTGCTCTCGTTCGTCACAAGGAGCAGAAGGCTGTTGCTTTCCTCAAGCAACTCGGCACTTCACTCTTTGACAACCTCAATCCTGCGCAGTCAATCTATGGCGTTTGCAGCGGTCGTGGCCTTGTTGGTGGTCAGCTTGTCGCTAATGGCTCTCTAACCATGGAGAACCTCATGCGTGCAATGGCTCACATGAGCGAGGAGGGTTTCACTCCTGACACCCTACTTATGCACCCCCTCTTCTACTACACCTTTGTTCAAGATCCTGTACTCCGTACAATGATGCTTGCTCATGGTGGCGGCTCAATCTTCAATCCCTACACTGGCGATCCCGGTCCTCTTGCTCCTTACAGCAATGGCTCAATGGGTTCACGCGGTCCTACAATGGGCACTCGCGTTGTCAACCCTCGCGGCATTGGTACTTCTGGTGTTGGAGCTTCAGGTGAGTCTGTAACTGGTAACCTTGAGCGTAGTCAGATGATGACCTCTGCTCCTAAGCTCCCCAGCTACTTCCCCTTTAACTTCCGTATCATTGTATCTCCTCTCTGCCCCTACGATCCTGAGTCAGAGACTGGCGATATCTTCCTTCTCTCTTCAGGTAACGTTGGTTTCCACCTCGTTGACGAGGAGGCTACTACTGTTGAGTGGCGCGATGAGAACACTGAGACTGTCAAGGTCAAGATCCGTGAGCGTTACGGCTTTGCTGTTGCTCATGAGGGTCAAGGCGTTGGCGTCTTCAAGAACGTCAAGCGCGCTGAGAACCGCTGGGATGGCTCAATCGATGCTGCTCCTAGCGATATTGCTGATCTCACTGAGGCTGCTGTTCGCGCTAACCTCTGATAATTAGCAAGACCTTCCTTGCGAAGGTCAACAAAATATAATATAAAGGCAGGTAGCAATATCTGCCTTTATTATTTTAAGGAGCTATTTATGGGATTTTTTAAAACAGAACCAACTGATTTAGAGATTTATATCAAAGAAAACTTTAAATATGCAGATGATGAAATTTATAATAAATTTACTATAGAAGATGAAGGCGAATTCATCAAAATAAAACGAAACGAAGAGGACAGTGATGGCGATACAACTACTAGCAGACCTGAGCTTCCCTCAGAACAATGAAACTCAATTTCCTATTGGGCAGCAGTTCTATTTAGCATTTGATAATGCAGTAGATTTAAAGTCGGTAAAAGAATCTGTAATTGTATATGGGCCTGACTTTGATAGAACTTCGGGGCCCAATAACTCTTTATGGATTAACGCTTCTAGTGGAGAGAATCCTTATTTTCTTAGATCTCCAGGATTTAAAGGTTTTGTAGAGTGTGAGTTTGAAGAGCTTACAGTACTAGACACTACACCTGTATCTTTTGAAGAAGGAGTCAATCTAATAGATAGAAGCGAGATAAGAACTCTTATAAAGGTAACTCCTAAGGAGCCTTTAAAAGAAAATACAAGCTATTCATTATTCTTGGTTGGTTCAAATATTGAGAATATAGATGGTCTTCCAGACGTACTAGTGCCTATATCAAAGAACAAATGCATAACTGAAAGAACCATTTATTCACCTAGTAAGCTTGGAGTCTTAGAGACAAGAGTATCTAGTTATGGAAGTTACGAGCCTAAAAACAATGAGCAACTAGCTACTTTAAATATAAAGATAGTTACAGCAGGAGTTGGCTCTGAAGCTAAATATGTTTGGTGGTTTAGTGATGAGGTGGAACCTGCACCTGCCCAAGCGTATTACTCTCAGAGATTAAGTAGATGCGTACAAAGGTGGAGAAGTTGCGATAGAGGAGTGATGGTAAAGTTTGAGCAATCAAGTTTTAGTTTAAATGAAAGCTTTACTATTAAATGCTACAGTAAGGTTAAGCTTGTTAATTCTTATTTGATTAATTTTAAAACTGGTACAGATTCAATTTATGTGTATCCAGAGTATACTTCTACAAGTCCAATAGGAGTAGATGAAAGCCTGATTCCTCAATTACCTGGAGGCGTAGTAAATCCAGAAGAATTAAGAGTAGTATCAATCACCCCTTATGATGGCGCAATTAATGTTGATCTTGGTTTGAAACAAATAGTTATTGAGTTTAACAAAAATCTAGATGCATCTACAATAACTCAGTCGAGCGTTGAGTTATTATCTTATCCAGTTAGCGGAACCTTTGATGGTCCAAATGGAACTAGATCTGATAGAGAGCGTAAAGTATTTAAAATAATATCAGTAGAAGATAACAAAATAATATTAGAGCTATAAGGAGAAATAAGATGTCAAATTGCTCAAATGGAAATAGCTCTTGTGCAAATCCAACACAAGTACCTAGAAAAACAACAAAAGTAAAATGCGATTGTTATGTTTTAAACAAAACATATAAATCAAAGATGTTATTTAAAGATTCTTGTGGAGAACTAATTGACCCAGCAGAATTAAATGTTTTTCTAACAAGACCTGATGGAACAGTAATCTTAGACATTGATCCTGTAAGAGTAGATTTAGGTTTCTATTATTATGAAACTAGCTTTCCGATACTTGGTGATTGGAAAGAGAGTTGGCTTGTATCAATTAATGGTGAAGCAATTGTTTTTGAAAAAGATATAAAAGTAATTAATAATCCGGTAATTAGTGCAGCTGATTGTGGTTTAGATTTTAATTCATTAATAGTGGTTAAATTGTTTAAAGAAATATCAAGCGAAGATGGAATTTCTTTAAATAGTGATCTCTTTTATTCATTTTCAACGGAATATAATCCTTTTTATTGTTCAACAGAAATGCTTCGTATGGAAATGGGTAATTGGGTAGATTTAGTACGTGATGATACTCTCGCTCTAGCAATACATTGGTCCTCTTTAGAAGCTGATAATATAACTGGGGTACGCCCAACATCAGAGAGATATCTCTTTGCTAGAACAAGATTTGTAATGTTTGACGCGGCTATCAAGTTATTTAGCATGCCAGTAGGAGCATCATCTCCAAGTTCAGGAAAGCAAAAGCAACTTGGAGATTTATTAATTCAAAATGGAGGAAGCTTAGATTTTAATCTTAAGCAACTAATAGATGAGTTAAAAGCAGAGAGAGATGAGTGGTGGAGAGTGGTCAATGCAGGTGGTTGTATTGTACCTGGTCAAGGGCTCGGTCCCACTTCAGCCCTTAAAGGAGATAAGCGAGCTGATAAGAATCAACGCTCAAGAGAATGGCACGACCCATGGAACGAACCATTCTTGCAACCTACTCAAAACTCTATGTATAGAGCTCATGGAGAGAAGAAGTACAAGCATGGATACTCTGGATGGAATGAATACTATTATTCCTCAGTTACTAGAGTTCAAAGAGGAGGCAGATAATGATCCCTCCTATTCGAAGACAACGCCCTGGGACTAGAGAGCTTGATCTTAGAAAAGAATTTGATGAGCTAGTTTATGGGGCGAATAATAATATGCCTCATAATCATTTAGCTTTAATAAGAGAAACAGCTATTGATGTTTCTGGAAAGAAAATAAAATGCGCTTGTAGTTCAAAGTTAACTGATGAGCCTGACCAAGAAAACCAATGCAAATATTGTCTAGGAGAAGGTTTCATTTGGAACGAGAGATTTACTAGATGTTATTCTACTCTTAGCGGATCAGTAGGAGGTAAAGCTGATAAGATTGAGGATTATAGACCTGGTAATCTTGCTACTGACTATAAGATCTTTTATCTAAGATATGACGAAAAAATATCATATAATGATAAAATCGTAGAATTGAGTCTTGATTTAGAAGGAAATCTTATAATACCTTATAAAAGAGAAAAGATCTATAGACCAGAAAGTATACAAAAATATAGAGCAGATAATGGTCGTGTTGAGTATATTGCTGTATATTGTAAAGAGTTTAATTCTATTAGAGAGAGAAGATAAAGATGGCTAGAAATTTACAAGAAACTGTAATTATCAATGTAGTAGATAGTAATGGGGAGATACTAAACAATTTAGTATTAAATGAATTCACTATAGGCAATCCATACAATGTAAATATAGCTAGTACATTCCTTCCTAATACGGAGCCAATGACATTAGATTTGTTTTTCTCAATAACTCAAAAGCTAGTACAAGATGCTCAATTAAGAGAAGGTGTTGATGAAACAGCTTTAATTAAAGTAGTAGAGGAGTACCCACCAGAAGATATCTCTATTTATGGAAATGAAGTTATATCATTCAAAGTAGTAGAGAGAAAACCTGGTATGATGGATACTAAAGGTGTTTCAAGACCCCATAGGAAAGCAACTTATTCACATCAAGAAATGCGCCCTGGTTTACCTAATAAAGTAATAACAGTTGAAAGTAGACCTGTTGATCATGTAATAGAATTAAATTGTTGGGCTTTGTCTAATAAACTTGCAAATAAACGTGCAATATGGTTAGAAAAGTTATTAATAAATTCTGCATTTGCATATGAAGTACGTGGAGCTGAACGTTTTTTCTTTAAAGAAAGAATGGAAGATAAATTTGAAACAATTAGCGGACAAAGACTATTTAGTAGACCTCTCAGATTCTTTTTAAGATTCAGAGAGTTTGATGCAAAAGCAGATTCAATCATTAGAACAATCCTAGTTGATATCGGAATATTACCTAATTCTTAATCCTTAATAGGAGATTTAAATGCCATATACAAACCTTACGTTGAGTAACATTGCTGGTGAAATCACTACCACCTACAATGATAACAACATGCGTAGAAATCTACCTGCAGATCCTGCAGTTGGATTACGCATTCATGCTCAAGCAACTGCTTTAAGCGGTTTGGCTAAAGAAGTTTTCCGCGTAACAAACGCTACTTCGACAGTAGAAGAGTTTGATAGCCGTTCAGAAATCATGCAAGTGGTTACTGCTGCAAAGCAAAGCAATCCTTTTGCAAACATTTCAGTTTCTCGCATTGGCGCAAAGCCTTTCCATGTTCAAATTAAACAAGCTATCCCTGGCTCTTTTGAACTTGATACTCTTGTTAATATTCAACCTCTTCCAGTACAAGAGGCTGATAGTGCCAGGGGTATCATCAATACTCTTGAAGGACTTAAGGCGGTATTTCTTCCTTTCGAAGAAGGTAACCTGGTCCGTCAGCGCGTAATTATTTACTCTGGCAATCGTAAGGGAGAGAGACCTTTCGTAGTTTTTGACTCTGAGAGACTAATCAGGATTGATGGCGACTCAGTATTCAGCGTAGAGCTAAATGTTCCTACTGGTTACGTTCTTTATACTAAGGATGCTTTCGCAGTAGCCGATAGACTTTCTGATGGATTCTCTGACTCTGATCTTAGCGTATTATCAAGTCAGTCGTCTTTCTTACTTTCTAACGTTGGAAATCTCAATAGCACAACTAGCCTGGCTAGCCAACTAGAGCTAGTTGATATGTTTAGCAGAACAGTCGTAAGCCTCGCAGATGCAGATCCAGCAATTACAGTTAGCAAGATTGATGGTTCTGCCAAAGAGTATCTTGATCATTGCGAGCGTTATGCTGCGAATGAAGCTGGTTATGAGAAGCTTGAGTTTGAGAATGTAGATTTCATTTATTGTGAGAAGTGCTATGCTGATACAGCTGCTGTAGAGCTTAGTGCTTCAAGCAGCCTTCAGGAAGTTCTAGATTGGGCTAAGCATAAACTTGGTTATTTCTGGAAGTTTCAATTTAATGGACTCCCTTACATGTATATGTTTGGTCGCAAAGATCCTTTTGCAGCAGCTAACGTAGGCAACTATACCCATGATGGAATCTCTTATAGCTTTAGCGCTGACCAGAAGCTCGTAGGCGATCTACTCAACATGGTTGAGATTCACTTCCATGCTGTTGCTGGAGCTGAGACTGCAATCGAGTGCTTCCCTAATGACAAGGGTATGATTGAGTGTCACGTAACTTTGAACGCTCCTTCTGAAGGTGAGGATGCGCTTCTTGTAGAGACCCCTTTCTGCTCAATGAGCATCATCGGAGGAGTGCTTACTAATGGCCTAGATTCTACCGTTCGCCTTCGCCCCTCACTAATTGGCGCAAGCAGAGCTGTTTCTGATTATCTACTTGCCAGCCCAGAGCGCGTAAACAATGATCCTTTTGTTTATGGTCACTTTGCTTTAACTGGCGAGCTCGTACCTGAGGCTGTAACACTACGCCTAATGAGCTTCCCTTCTGATGGAGCCGAGAGCTCTGTCGAGCTAGTTGCTTCTGCTGAGGAAGTTCGCGAAGTGTCATTCTTGCACCAGGCTGCCACTGCTGCTTATCGCGCTTCAACAAACTATTCTCAGACTATCGCTATCGTTCCTACAAGCCCCGCACCTGCTTCTGCTAGCGGTGTTGCTACTTGGGCTGGAGATCCTGCAACTTACACTGTTCAGGCAGATGGCGCTATTAAGGTAACTAAAAATGGTACTGGGGTGCTTGGAACCAAGTTACTTGCTGGCGCAGTTGATTATCGTGATGGTGCTGCTTTCGGTGGTATCATCCTCACCAATGGCGATAGTCTCCCTAACCAAACTCCTTACGGCATTGATGACCAAGATGAAGCACTTGATCGTTCAGGCAATCCTATCGATCTTGGCAAGCATGTAGTCGTCGTAGGAGCTTATGGATTTACTCCTGATCCCAAGACTCTATTCCCTGGCCAGCGTGGCAGGCAGCTAATCCCAACTCAGCAAGGTTCTAAGTTTGGTTCAGCTGGACCTCTTATCGCCGCTATCCTTGCCAACCTTGCTCCTGGAACAGAGCCTATAGGCCCAGTAAGAGGCAGAATCACAGGCTTCACTCCTCAGCAGCGTACACCTCGCGCAGTACTTGATAACCTTGCAGCTCTAAGAGTTTGTATGGTTGATCAGACTGGCGTGATCTCTTCAATTTACACTGCAGCGCTACGCACTTCCGATTACTCAAAGGTATCTTCAATTCTATCTGCAAACGCAATCATCGCTCGCCTGAGAGGGCTTTGCAATAGCGTAATTGGTACTGCTTATCGTGATGAGCAAATCGCTTCATTGCGTTCAAGCATTGATGGTCAGATGAGAGCTATGGTTATTGCTGGATATGCACAGTCAATCACAGTGAACCTGACGGCATCTCAGCTTGATCGTATTAACGGCGTGCTTCGTGCATCGGTTACTTTTGTACCTCCTCTCTCCATCGAGGCTGTTACAATCGATATTACTCTTGCACCTCCTGCAGCTTAATCAACGCTAATTATAAAGGATAAAGAAACATGGCAACTTCACTAGATCTTTCTAGAACTTATACATCTTATTCTGGCGTTGATATTCGTGTAATTATCAACGGCAAGCAAGCTGGATCAATGCAAGCTTTGTCTTATGCTATTCAGCGTGAGAAAGCTCCTATCTACGTCATGGGCTCAGTAGATCCAATCTCTTACTCTCGCGGTAAGCGTGGTATTGCTGGTACTATGATTTCACTAATGCTTGATACTCACATCTTAATGTCTCCAGTATTTACTGGAGAG